CAACGCTGACCACCTTGTGGTTGCAAGTCCACTGTCAGGAGGGCAAGCTGGCTGGCAAATCGTAGGCACGAGCTTAGGGACGTTTGTGTATCGCGTGGATTCCGATGCGGTCACTGAGCTGAATCTTTTGGGGAACGCTGGCGCTGTAAGGTCAGTCGGCGACCTTTACGGAATTATCTTGTTACCCGCGGCAGCAACAGGTGCTGACATTGAGGCGGCACGGAAATTGTTAATCGACCGAGGCGCGGCAGATGGAACGACTTCCAGTGCCTATAGCTCTGCGTGGTATCAAAGAAATGACATTGTTGAGTTTAAAAATATTGATTTTACTGGGGCAACAAATCTCCAATCAGCTTGGCAGGATTCTACTTCTTTAACTTCATTTAGTGTCGCGTTGCTTCCTGATGCAACAGATGTTTCGTATGCTTGGCGGTATGCTCACTTGACTTCATTTAATACAGCCATTCCGTTGGTTACTAATGCTCAGTTTGCGTGGTTTAATTGTAATTTAATGGATTCTTTTGGCACGACAGAGATTCCCAACTGCACCAACTTCACGTCCTCATGGCAAAACTGCTCTGCCCTAACGTCATTCCCAAGCGGCGCAAAGCTCGGCACGAGCGCAAGCAATGTGAACTTTACGAGCGCATGGCAGTCTAGTGGGCTTACGAGTTTTCCTGCGTTGGACTTAAGCACTGGGGTAACCTTTACGGCAGCGTGGCGGCTAAGTGCATTGAATTCGTTTAGTGCTGTTGACTGCCAAAACGGGACAAACTTCTTTCGGGCATGGCGTTCGACAGGCTCTTTGACTTCATTCCCAAGCGGCGCAAAGCTCGGCACAGATGCGACAAATGTTACCTTTACTGAATCGTGGCGAGAAAGTGGAATCACTTCATTCAACACGGATTTGCCGACAGGAACAATTTTCACCAAGACGTGGCGGTCAAGTGCGTTAATTTCATTTGGTGCTGTTGACCTGCGTAAAGGTAGCACATTTTCAGAAGCATGGATTGCTTGTGCATCACTGACTGATTTTTCTGCCGATGTTTTCGCAAACTGGAATCCAGCAAGTATCACAAGCGCAGTCTTTAATGGTTCATGGAGTCAATGCACGTCACTCACCGCTCAATCGGTCGAGAACATACTGACATCCATCGACGCATCAGGCAAATACGCAACGACTACCGGAGCATCTGGTGGTTCTGCTTTGGGTGACGCTGGCATCGACATCGACTACAATGTAGCCACTGGTTCACTCAGTGCCGCGACTAACGCCGCAGTAACATCACTCAAGGCCAAGGGCTGGAGCATTGTAGTTAACAACGTAACACTTTAAGTATGACAGACGAAACTCATCGATTCTTCCGCTTCAGCAACGAGGCATCCTACGAGCAACTCACAGCCGCTGGTAACACCGCAAGGAACCTACCGGACGAACAAAGCGAACGCTGGTTAGCTCTTTGGGATAACACCTTTCTCGACCCAGAGACCAACAGCGACCGCTTATATTGTGTTAAACGCAGTGGCATCCTTGAGTCTGATAACTTTGAGTTAGAGGGCATTGAGGAAATCAACCTTGAGACTTACCTACAACGCCTAAGCTGGGAGCCACCTATCGAAGAAGACCTTGAGATGGAGGATGAACTTGAACTGATAGACTAATGGACGAACAACAAGAACCACTTACAGAAATCGAACAGTCACGCGCTGACACAGGGTTTCGTTATTACGTCGTCAAACCAGACGAACTCTACACAGGACTTGTTGCATCCGTAGACTCTGACCGTGGCTATCCTAACAAACAAGGAACTACGCTCACCGGACTTCCACCTGTTGCTAACCTGGCAGAAGCTACGGACGACTCAGGACGACTCATAGCCATCGACTGCTGGAGATTCACCGCTAACGATGATGCGATGCTTGAAGATGCCGAGGGTGTGCAGGAGCTTACTCAACTAGAATTTTTATCAATCAAACCTCAACCCGAGGAACTACTTTAACAACAATAACACATGCAAGCCGAGACAGCACAGCAACTCTATACCACCCTAGAAGGCGCACGGTATTCCTACCTTGACCGAGGACGGGCCTGTTCAAAGCTGACGCTTCCTTATGTTATGCCTGAGGAGGGCTTCGGTCCCCACAGTCGCCTAGAGACACCTTTCAGTGGAGTCGGTTCCCGTGGTGTTAACAATCTTGCCTCTAAGCTGCTCCTTGCGTTGTTGCCACCTAACTCACCTTTCTTTAGATTCCAAGCCAACGAAAAGAAGCTTGCCGAGGACGAGACTCCACCTGAGTTAATGAGTGAGATCGAAGCATCTCTCCAAGCCCTTGAGGAGCTAGTGATGGATGAGGTTACCCGAGGTGCATACCGGGTTGCTCTTCACGAAGCCCTTAAGCATCTTATCATCACCGGTAACGCTTTGTTATATCTACCGGATGAAGGAGGACTCCGAGTCTTTCACCTCGACCGCTTTGTTGTTCAGCGTGACCCTATGGGTAATTTGTTATCTGTAGCCACCAAGGAGTCTGTTGCATTCAGCACTCTTTCGGAGGAGATACGCCAACGACTTCAACAACAAGATCCGAACCTTGCCGAAAGTGACGCTAAGGTGGACTTGTTTACCTCTTGTAAAAGGAACGCCAAACACTGGGTGATCACTCAGGATGTTAATGGTGTAGATATTCCGTATGCTGGTGGTAAGGTAACAATGGACCGCAACCCATTCATCCCCTTAAGACTTTCTAGGATTGACGGTGAAGCTTACGGACGTGGGTTCGTTGAGGAATACCTCGGTGACATCCAGAGTCTCGAAGCGTTGACCCGTGCTATTGTCGAGGGATCGGCTGCTGCTGCTAAGGTTCTCTTTCTTGTTAACCCTAATGGCACCACAAGAGCCCGGACGTTAGCTGAAAGCCCCAACGGTGCGATTGTCCAAGGCAACGCCGCTGATGTTAACACTCTCCAGCTAGATAAGTTCAACGACTTTAGGACAGCCCAGGTTACCATGGAAGCAATCAAGGACCGCCTTGGTGCTGCCTTCTTGTTGACCTCAGGTGTAGTCCGACAGGCCGAGCGTGTGACAGCCGAGGAGATCCGTATGTTATCCCAAGAGCTTGAGGCTTCCCTAGGTGGTCTTTACTCGCTCCTTGCTGCTGAGATGCAATTACCATTGGTGAAGCGCATCATGTCAGTCATGCAAAAGAAGAAGATGTTACCTAAGCTTCCTAAGGACTTGGTGAAGCCAGTTATTGTTACCGGGGTAGAGGCCCTTGGTAGAGGTAACGATCTTTCTAAATTAGATTTATTCCTTGCCGGTGCTGCTCAGGTCGTAGGACCAGAAGCTATCGGCCAGTTTGTTAATGTTGAAGACTACTTTAAGCGTCGTGCAACTGCTCTCGGTATCAAGACCGAAGGACTCATCAAGAGCGCCGAGCAGATGCAACAAGAAGCACAGATGCAACAGATGCAAGCTATGACTGAGAAGCTAGGACCAGCCGGTATTAAAGCCTTGAATGATCAAGCGTTGGCCGGTAATATGCCATCAGTCGAACCACAAGAATAAATATGGAAAGCGTTACATTTAGCGAACCCACAGAACAGGAGAATATGTCTCTTGAAGAACAGGCTGCTATGCAAGATGAGCAAGCCAAAGAACAACAGCCCGAAACGGCTGAAGCTCCTCCACAAGACCGCCCTGAGTGGTTACCGGAGAAGTTTGATAACCCGGAGGCTTTAGCAGACGCTTACAGCAACCTCGAAAAGCAGTTCCATGAGAACAAAGCCGAGCCATCCGAGACCGAAGACAACGCCACCAGCGAACCCGAGGTATCCAACACTGCTGTCACCAGCGCATCCGAAGAATACTTCGAGACCGGTGAGCTATCCGAGGAGACCTATAAGTCTCTTGAGGCTAACGGCATCCCTAAGGAGATGGTTGATATGTATGTTAACGGCTACGAAGCCGTGGCTAACCAACAACAACAAACCTTGATGAAGGAGGCCGGAGGCGCTGAGAACTACGAGGCTATGTCCGAGTGGGCAGCAACAGCTTTAACAGACCAAGAACAAGAGGTGTATAACAACACTGTCGAGTCAGGGGATGTTAACGCAGCAACTATGGCTATCCGTGGTCTCTATGCTCGCTTTCAGTCGGACGGTGGAACACCTGTTTCTCTTGTCCAAGGGGACACCTCGGGAACAGCCGGGGCATTGCCCTTTAGCTCCTCTAAGGAGATGACGATTGCTATGCAAGACCCGCGCTATAGTTACGATAACAAATACCGGGAGCAAGTCTCACAACGACTATCAGTCACAACCGCATTCTAATTATGTCAGCTATTATTACTTACATCCTCGACAACAAAACTGAACTACTCAGTGCCATCTCTATGGTCATTGCTGCTTGTTCCGCTATCGCCGCTCTTACACCTACACCTGTCGATGACGGGTTGGTCAAGAAGCTTTACAAGGTTGTCGATTTCCTTGCACTTAACATTGGTCGTGCCAAACAAAAATAACAACATTTAAACACACACGCACCACATGTCTGTGTCTCTGCTAGTCAAGTTACTAATATCGTTTCCTCGGTTAGCAGAGGCATTTCGTGGTCTTATGGAAGCCTATGAAGAGAAGCTATATGTTGAGCGTCACAGCAACATGCGTGATGTTATTGATGAGTGGATGCACTCCGACTCTTCGTCCGACAAAGCTCCCTTACTTTTTAGAGAAGGCCAGAGAGCAGACGTGGACAACGGACCAGAAGCAGACGGTGGGGGAGATGTTACATTACATCAACGACCTAGAGAACAACCAACATGCCCGCTAAACGAAAAGGATTGTCCCTTCGCAAAGAACACAAGTCAGACAAAGGAGGCTTAACAGAAAAAGGGCGCAAGTATTACAACCGAAAGACAGGTAGTAACTTAAAGAAACCGCAACCAGAGGGAGGCCCGAGGAAGCGGTCTTTTTGTGCGCGGATGTCCGGCGTCAAAGGCCCGATGAAAGATTCCAAAGGCAGGCCCACCCGAAAAGCTTTAGCTCTTAGAAGGTGGAAATGCTGACCCCAACCCCAACACTAACAATAATAACACTATGCCCAAAGTAGGAGATAAGTCGTATCCGTATACCCCCAAAGGTAAGAAAGCAGCTAAGAAAGCAGCCAAGCGGAAGGGGTTGAAGATCATGTCAAAGAAGAAGAAAGGAAAGGGGACTTGAGCCAAGTAACAATCATTTCAACAAGTTTTATTGAATAACAATCATGGCTAAGATATGTCCTAAAGGAATTGCATGGGCCAAGCGCACGTTTGATAAGTATCCGAGTGCTTACGCTAACATGGCGGCATCTAAATACTGTAAAGATCCTAACTACGGAAAAGGTAAGAAGAGATCTAAATTAACAATCAAGCGTAAGAAGAACCGTGGGTGAACTAGCAAAATGGCGCAAGCAAGACTGGGTCCGCGTAGGAACCGACGGTAAAATCAAAGGCGCTTGTGGAACCTCAAAGAACAAAAAGAACCCCGATAGATGTCTTCCAAGATCAAAAGCCAACAGCCTATCAATCTCTCAACGGGCTGCAACAGCTCGCAAGAAGAAGCGTGCAGGATCAAAGGGCAAACAGTTTGTTGCCAACACCCCTGCTGCACGTGTAAAGCTGCGTTTAAAGAAGAAGTAGCTCTGGGAGATGTTATTCAAATAGATTTCCTCGACCACGTGCAAGACGGCACCGATGGTCCCCTTGAATGCTCAGTCTATGGTTCACTTACGGACATAGGCGATAACTACCTTACTGTTACCTCATGGCACGGCTGTGAGAATAACACAACAACTTTCACCATTATTACAAGCTGCATAAGTAGCTTGGTGGTGTTTAAACCAAACGTCATCATAAAGATAGACTCCCCCGAGGCCGACGATGAGACCCACTGCGGTGGACAATCAATAACTCCGAACCCGGTTACGGATACATCAGAATGAGGACAACCTTAACAACAACTAAAGAAAACCAAATATTATGGCTAACGGAGATACATCCGCGTCCCGATTGGGACAAGTTAATGCGAGCGGAGCAGTTGATGCTTTGTTCCTTAAGGTGTTCTCAGGAGAAATCCTGACCACCTTCGAAGAGTTCAACGTGATGAAAGGACTTCACACGATTCGGACTATCGCTAACGGCAAGTCTGCTCAGTTCCCAGTAACTGGCATCGCTACCGCTAAATACCACACCCCAGGTCAGAACATTGCTGACGCCGGTAACAGCTACCTCAGTGCTATTAAACACGCTGAGAAAGTTATCAGCATTGATGATGTCCTACTTGCCTCTACGTTCATTGCAAACATTGATGAGCTTAAGAACCACTACGATGTCCGCAGCATTTATGCTCAGGAACTCGGTAAGGCTCTTGCCAAGCGTTTCGATGTGGCAACCATGAAGACCCTTACGGCTGCGGCCCGGACTGCTACTACTATTACTGGTGGTAAAGCTGGTATCGCAATCGATGGAGGTGAGCCTGCTGCCTTCACTGGAACTGTGATTCAAGCCAAGCTCTTTGAGGCTGCTCAGAAGCTTGACGAGAACGACATCCCTAACGATGGAAAGCGTTTCGCTATCCTTAAGCCAGCCGATTACTACACATTGCTTGCCTCTGGTGAAGAGGTTATCAACCGTGACTTCGGTGGTCGTGGTGATGTTGCTACTGGTCGCATCCCAATGGTTGCTGGTATTAACATCTACAAGTCAAATCACCTTGTTGACGTAGCTGTCTCAGGCAGCGCACAAGATCAGAACGACCAAGTCGCTGGCGTTCAGAACGACGTGTTTGGCTCTGGTGGAACTGGATACAACGCCGCTATGGACAAGACTCAGATCATCGGTGGACACCCATCGGCGATTGGAACTGTCAAGCTCCTTGACCTTGCTACCGAAAGCGACTACAAGGTCGAACTCCAAGGAAGCCTGTTCGTAGCTAAGTATGCTATGGGCCACGGTGTCCTTCGCCCCGAAGCTGCCTTTGAAATCAAAGACGCTGACTAATACCCCCTAATAACCCCAACGGTCGCACTCCTTTCTTTAATGATTGGGGTGCGGCCTTTTCCTTTTTTCCAATTACTATGGCTACCCTTACCACCAAACTTGACGCTGTTAACACCATGCTCGGTTACGTTACCGAAGCACCTGTAAACTCTATTGCTAACACTACTGCTTTGCCGCCATCTGCTGCACTGGCTAAGGGTGTTATTGACGAAGTGTCACGTGAGGTTCAACAAGATGGGTGGCACTTTAACACAGCCCAAGACTACAAGTTGGAAGCCAACGCCTCCAATAAGTTTGTGTTACCTGACAACGTCCTACAAGTGGACACAGTTGACACCACCTATGATGTAGTCCAACGAGGCACCACATTGTTCGACCGTAAGAACTACACTGATGTATTCACTGAAGACGAGCTTAAGGTTAACATAACATTTTTACTTGAATACGAAGAGCTACCAGAACAGGCTCGACGTTACATCGCCCTCAAAGCATCCCGGATGTTTGCTAACAGACTTGTTGGCTCCCGTGAGATTGAGGCACTTATTTACCGTGATGAGATTCGCGCCAAGGCAGCTATGGAAGAAGCTGAAGGTAACAACTCTGATCGAACAATCTTTGACAACTACGACACTGCTACACGTATCGGCATCAACCGCCGCATTGACCTTGCTTAAACGATGGCTAACATAACAACTACCGTTCCTAACCTCATCCAAGGGGTCAGCCAACAGTCACCCCAGGTGCGCCTAGCTGGTCAATGTGAGGAACAGATCAACGGTCTTTCCACAGTCACCAAAGGACTCACTAAGCGTCCTCCGGCACGGCTCATAGACAACCTAGGGGCTGTAGCTCTTGAGGGTGACTTCCTGCACTTCATCAACCGGAGTGAGACTGAAAGGTATGTTGTTACTGTTGAGCATCGGACCACGGGTGATGGCTCAGGTGTTATCCGGGTGTTTAACCTAGAGACAGTAGACGAAGCCTCTGTTGAAGGGAACACTGGTGGTTACCAAGTCAGTGGTGATTATCTTAAACTAGCAACAGCTAACAAGTCCCACGAGCAACTCAAAGCTCTTACCATAGGTGACAGCACGTTCCTTCTTAACACTGATGTTACTGTCGCTAAGACAGACGAGAAGTCCGAGGTGCTTGATTCGTCCCGTGCCTTAGTGTTTGTTAAACAAGGAGACTTCGGTAAGAAGTATGGTCTTAAGTTCCGTAACAAAGGAACCTTTAGTGGCGGTGGTGCAACCTTTACTGTTACTTGGTCAGAGGAAAGGACGGGACTAACTAATAATAAATACATCTATCAAATCAACACTATTAGTGTTAATGACGGAGGGTCTGGTTACACAGCCGAAGATGAGCCGACGATTGAGTTTCCGACAGGAGTAGAATGGCAGATCCGTCCTGAGTTCAATATTACAGTAGCCGCCGGTGTTGTAACAGGAGTAACACTTCTTCATAAAGGATTAACAACAGTATACGACTCTTCACAAAGCTTTGCCTCATCAATCCCTGCGTCCCCTGCTTTTGATGAAGGAAGCATTGTTACGGCCCTAAGCGGAGGACAGAATAAAGAAGAGGTAGCGGACGCAACCAACATCGCATCCCAGTTAAGTCTCGTATTAACAAATACAGCTACAGATCCTCACCTAGCTACCGGAACTCCTTCTCCGAAAATAGCCGCCGCTTACACCTCAAAGGACAAAGACGGCTCTATCATCATCAACCGCAACGACGGCCAAGACTTCTTCCTTGAAGCATTCGATGGTCTTGCTGGTTCCGGCCTAGGACTCGTCCACAAAGAAGTCGATGCCCTTTCGGATCTACCTGTGCGTGGACCTGATGGTTTCCGGGTTGCTGTGCGTGGCTCTGCTGACGCTAACGAGGACGACTACTATCTCCGCTTTGAGACTAACGACGGTCAATCCTTTGGTGAAGGAGGCTGGGTAGAAGACGTAGGACCAGACCTCGACATCGCTCTCGACCCTGACACCCTTCCCCTTCAGCTTGTTAACACCGGGGTAAACACCTTTACAGTTAACACTACCGGATGGGCCAAGCGTAAGTCTGGTGACGACGAGACCAACCCATTTCCATCCTTTGTCGGCAAGAAGCTTAACAACTTTGTCTTCTTTAAGAACCGCCTAGGATTCATCTATGAGGACTCTGTGGTGCTTTCGGAAGCCGGAGAACTCTTTAACTTCTTTAGGACCACCGTAAGGACTCTGTTGGATACCGCTCCGATTGATGTTACATCTGCAACCGCTAACGTAACAAACCTTCGAAGCAGTGTAGCCTTCCAAGAGAACCTGTTGTTATTTGCCGACCGGGGACAGTTTGTTCTTAAGGGTGATCCCTTGACCAACGAAACAATCACTCTTGAGGCTGTCACCAACTATGATGTTAACACATCCGAAGATCCCCTTGCTGTTGGCTCTTATGTCTACTTCCCATTTAAGCGTGGTAATTTCCTCGGTATGCAAGAGTATTCTCTCAATGCCACCACGGACGTTTACGACTCGGATGATATTACCACACAAGTTCCAGGATACATCACCAACGGTAACATCCTTGTAACATCAGGGTCCACATCCACTGACCTCATTGCTCTTAGCTCAGGAGGCGACACCATCTACGTCTACAAGTATTTCTTTAACGGACGAGAGAAGGTTGTTAGCTCATGGAGCAAGTTCAAGATGCCCTTCAATGTTCTCAGCCTAGAGTTCATCAATAGCTCCCTGTTTGTTGTTGGTGACAAAGATGGCGACACCCTGTTGACTGAGATGAAGTGTGAAGAGCTACGGCTTGAGGATGACACCCTTGACGGCTTTACGATCCACCTCGACATGCTCAAGAAGAAGACGTTCAGTGGAAGCCCAACAACCACACCTACGGACACCTTGATCGACCTTGGGTTCACTCCCGGTCCTGATGATGTTGTTGAGGTGTATGACAGCCACGGCAACCGAGTAGTTGTTAACTTTGTCAACGTCAACCAAGCCAGCATCCAGTCCTACAACCGGACGTGCTTCAGCGGTCTTCGATACAACCTAGAATACACCTTCAGTGAGCCAGTGTTCAAGCAAGGTAACCCACCAGTGTCCTCGGGTCTTGCCCGTATGATACTTAGGAACGGCACCTTGTTCTTTACGGACGCCTTGGATTTCCAAGTTGAGGTAACACCAGTTGCTAGGGACAAGCGTATCTTTACCTACAGTCCTAACGTCATTAACATCACCTCGACGGACACCCTTCTTTCACAAGATGGTAAGTTGCGATTCTCGATCTTTACACAAGCCAAGGATTCGCTTATTAAGATTGTTAACTCAAGTGCATTTGCATCTAACTTCCAAGCCTGTGAATTCGAAGCCAACGTCCATACCCGTTCAACTAGAATATAATAACGTCTACCTTAGGTCAGCCCGTAAATCCGACTGTGAAGAGGTAGGCATCAACATGCGCCACATCGACAAGCTTGAATGTTTGTTAACCAGTGGGTCCACCCCAACACAAGCCCTAACCTTAGGGTTAAAGCAAGACTACCACACGTGGACCATATGCGCCAAAGACGACCACGCTCCCTTAGCTTGCTTTGGGATCGGTGAGCTTATCAAGGATAACACCAACTACATCTGGTTGTTATCAACCGATAGGCTGCTTCAAGTTGCCGGATTTGAGTTTGCTAAAGCTAGTAAAGCTTGGCTTTCCTTTATTGTTAACCACTACAAACTACCATGTGTCAACCACGTCCACGTCCAAAACACCACAGCTATTCGATGGCTTAAGTGGTGTGGTGCTGAGTTCTCCGATGACGACTCCACCGACTTCCTTTCATTCCAAATCAATCCCTCTTTATCTAAATAACAATTATGTGTAATCCTATCGTTATGGCTGTAGCTAGTGCTGCATCTTCCTATGCTGGGCAACGGGCTGCGGCAAACGCCCAAGAACAAGCTCAAGCACAAGCCTCTGCTGCTGAACAAGTTAGAGCGCAACGTGCTAATACAGCGGTAAGACTAAGAGAGGCGCAGGAAAACACAGCCCGGTCACAGCGCACCGAAGCCGCGCAAGTTCAGACAATGGAGGCAAAATCACGTGCGCGTCTAATTGCTCTTACGGAGTCAGGTATTGCTGGCATGTCCTTAGAGAGGTTGACCGATTCGTTAACAGCGAAACAAGCAAGATACGCGTTCTCTGAGAAACAACAGCAGAAGATGCAAGCACAGCAGACTGGATTAGAGTTAGAGGAAGGAGCCATACGCTCACGAATGAACCAGCTTAGAATCAACCAGCCAATCAAACAAGCCAGCCTATTGGAAGCAGGGTTACAAGGCATGCAAACCGGAATGCAAACCGCTCAGGTGTTTCCAGCTAAATAACAATTTTAAATGACAACAGAAGATCTTAAAAAAGCACTCTCTCAGGACACACGGGAGAAAGTTGATGTTAATCTTGGTCAAGTCTCACTGCGATCAACAATCAGCCGTGGCGGTCAATACAACGTAGTAACACAAGAAACCCCCAAGGAGAACTCGTTTACTCAATTATCGAAAGCGTTAAATCAGTTTCCTCAACTTGCTGGTCAATTTAAAAACATTCAACAACAAGCAGGGATCGAGAAAGTCCAAGGGATGTCCCCTATGGAGATTAAAGAGGAGCTACAGAAACGAGCCGAAGGCGGCGACGAATCAGCAAAAAGTTTTATCTATGACTTGTTCCAAAAAGAGGCCGTTGATGAAGAACTGTATCGTCAGGTGTTAAAGACGGAGGTCATTCCAAAGTTACAGACCTTAGAGGCTGAGTTATCAAACGCATCCCCATCAGAGATGAACCAAATCTTAAACTCTGAAGACCCAATCTCAGAGCTTGAGAAGCGTTACAACGATGTGATACCGGGTGAAGTAGATGCAATGGTCGCTAATTCATCTCACCAAAAAGCGTTACACAATGAGATGTTACGTAGGATTCCGGGACTCGCTGGTAAAACCCATGCTACCTTAATTGATAACAGACGAAAATTTATTAACTCTGCATCACAAGAGAACATCCTTATGGACGACTCCAGTGAGTGGACTAACACACCTTTAGATGATTCTTTTGGCGCGGTAGACCTCAACAATGAGGACATTCCACCTCTTCCAGGGGATGACGTGACTTATAACGAAGGTGCTGGCGGGTCAGTGCTACCTTCGAGCGACCCGTTTAATACGGAACCTAAAGATCCTGTGGTCAACCAAGAGAAACCTAAGTTACCTAGGGTTGCTCCTGCTGGTCCTCTGGTGTTACCAGCCACGCTTGATACGTTCCTAAAAGAACCCGGCAGTGAACTAAACTCTCTTGAACAATTCATGCGAGGAGAAGCAGACTACGTGAGTGTCTCAGCGAACCCAGCGCAACAAGGTGACGAAAGTATTTTAACAGAGTTTTCCTTTGTCGATAAGAACGGAACTACAAACAACTTAGAGAACGTCCCGATTAAGGTAGAGGCAACGACTAACGCAGGGAAGACCTCGCCGAAAGGTTTTTTTGGAATAGTTACCGAGGGCATATCCGAAGCGGTTAAAGGTGCTAAGTATATCCAAGAAGGAACAGCACCCGAAACTGTCGTAGACAAAAAGCCGGTAAAGTTAACCGCAAGCCAAGAAGTTGAATTAGATGTTAATACATTAAAACAAGAGAGAGAAGCAAAAGCTTACACACACGCTTTTTCTAACGATAACAAATACCGAAGAGGAGTCGCGGATATACAAGCGGGTAAGAATCTAGATGACCCTCAAAAGTGGCGCGAAAAAGTTGAAAACTCATCCCTTCAATTTCTACAAGCAAACATTCAAGAAAATCTAAATGTCACTGACACCTATCTTGAGCAAGTTAAAAACGGCGAGCTAACTCTCGACGGTAAGAAATACTCTAACCTATACATATCACGTCTACAACGGATGGTTGATGCCGAAGAGAAGCGTCAGGAGACAACCGATGACTCGTTTGGATCAGAACTGGCCTTGGCTGAACAAATGAAGATTTCGCAAATATTGATTGATGCCAAGAAAATGACGGCTGATCAAGTCCAAGAAGAGTTAGCTTCTTCTGTTATTAGGGCTGAAACCCTGTTTAATAATAAACAAATCGGAAAATCTGAGCGTGACGATCTAATTGCTGATGCAAATAACAAACGAGAATTGATAGGACAATTTGGAATAACTGACGACGTTGACTTCTACGCCTTGATACCCAACCGAGAAACCATCCTTCAGAATCTAGGTAAAACAGACTTAAGTAGAAAATATCAAAGCTCGGATTCTTTAGTTGAAGCTTGGGAATCTCTGGGAAAAGACGTATCAGGCTTGAAAGTTACACAAGAAGACGACTGGCAAGGAAAAGCCAAAGACACTTGGAATACAATCCTGTATGATGCACCGCAAAAGACATGGTTAAAAGCCAGTGAAAAAGCTGCTCGTGACATTATGAAGGAATACGAGCAGCGTGGAATTAAAGACCCACGTCTATTTAATGTTACTACCGAAGACGGCCGTGAGTTAACAATTCGTGAGCTATACCGGGAAAGATTAGAAACCTATTTTAAAGAAGAAGCTGATAAAACTTCTGATAATGCGCTTGAGGAAATAAGAAAACGCGCTGAAAAATTTAGGGGTGAGGCTTCGGCAGCGAGTTTAGAATCTAAAGCAGGTATTACCATACTTGATGATCCTAAGACAGTTCAATTAAAACTTGCCGCATCTTTAGAAGAGAGGGAGCAGAAGACGGACTTTTTAAATGAATCTGGAAGAGTGACACCAACTTACGACGATGAAACATTGGAACAAGCTATTGAGAGATTTAACAACACAGCAGCGGACGATGAAGCGTTGGCTCTAATGAAAAAACAGAACAGCTATGACAGCATTCAAAAAGCTCAGGAAACGGTTTACCGTAAAACCACAGCACCTCAGTATTATATCGGACAGGCATATAAAGCGGCTGTATTTAATAGAGATAAGAACTTTCGCAAACGCGATGAACACAATGCTTCCGTAGTAGCTCGCAATAAAAACATCGGACTGCCCATGTCGTTGCATCGAGAAGGAGCATCAATAAGGTATGGCGGCTTTACCGCAGGGGCTTATAGTGCTTCTAAATCCATCCCCGCTTACAGTCTCAATTTAAACCCAGAAGGAATCTCATCTGACGGAAAAAGTAAATTACCTCCGCTTTATTCGCGCAAAGAGACACCTAAGACTCACATCTATAGTTACTACGCGGCAAGAGCCGGAGCTTATAACGACTTTGATGACTTAGATGCGTTGTTTAAAATGTATTTCAAAGATGGAACGGAAGAACAAAAGATACAATTTAGAACTGACCAAGTAGAACTAGCTCGTAAGATTGGCTTCGGACTGCCAGCTAAAGAGACCACTAATCAATAATTTTACCATATGAACATATTTCCAAAGACGGTTAATTCGTTTACTTCAATGTCCTCGCCCCAAATAACGGGGAGAGCTTCTCTTAGTGACCCAGACTACGAACACCTAGACATCCCGGACGATGAAGATGATGTTGGCGTGTTTGAAGACATAGGGACCGGGGTAGTGGCTGGGTTAGAAGGTTTCGGAAGATCTATGGTAGGGCTCGCTGATATGACCCTTGGTGGCATGTTTGATATGGACGAAGAGTTCTACACCAAACGACATTTTGATAGACCTACTGGAATCGCCGGTGGACTCGCAGAAGGTATAACACAATTCGCCGCCGGTTTGATTCCCGGAGGGTTTGCTGTTGGTTTGTTAAGTAAAGCGGGACGCGCTGCCACTGCCATTCGATTTGGTGAAAAGACCACTAAGACAATTAAAGGAATAACTACTGGTGCGCTTGCTGATTTTGCGGCCTTTGACGGACATGAAGCGCGTTTAAGTGACCTGTTGGCTGAACACACTGATGTCCTTTCGGGAGTTACCGAATACTTAAAGTCAAACCAAGATGACTCTGAGTTTGAAGGACGAATGAAAAATGTTATTGAAGGCGGTGCTATTGGAGGAGCAGTAGGGTCACTGGTATGGACTGGCGCGAAACTTATCAAAGCCATGAAAACCTTTGATGGTTCAAAAAAGTCGGTTGATAAGTTAAATCAAGCAAGAGATGATCACAATGCGAGTCTCAGGAAAAACGCCGGGGAGACGGAAGAAGGTCAAAAACTTGCCGATGAAGTCACTGAAGAACAACAGAATCTTGACCCAAATAACCTAATTCCAGGAGCGAAGACTGAGGGTAAAGAAGGGACAACCGAGTTGCCTGATGATTTTGAGAATGTTAGTGGAGAACAAGCAATATACGCAAGTGAACGTCTAACCGAAGCCATTCTAGGAGCTAACACTAAAGCCGAGATGGACGACATCTTTAAAAGCTTTACGCCCGACCTCGTTGCGAAAGATGCTGCAAGTAAAGAAAAACGAGCAGCAGAGATGATTCAAATACTAGAAACCAGTGGGATGTCTGCTGAAGGTATTAAGAAAGCAATAAGAGGTGGGATATTAGATGACGACACGAAATTATTAGCAATGAAACAAGCGCGGGCGGGACAGCAGATTTCGATTATTGGAATGAGAACTGCCGTTGACCGTCTTACAACAATAGGCGCTAAACGTGAAAAAGAATTAGCAAAGTCTGCACCGGATCAATTAGAATTGCGTAAACTGACACTACTTGCTACAGCGGAACAACGGAGGTTAAAGTATTTCACAGCAACGCAAGCTGCTTACGGCACTGAGTTCTCCAAAGGTTTACTAGACCGTAAAAATAAATTTGTTGTATCTTTGCAAGAAAGTTTAGGAATTAGATCATCTGATCAAAAACTTGATGAAAGATACACGCGTGAAATGGCTGATGTTATTGCGGATGACGATGACTTAGCGGACGCGATGGCTGAGATTAACATCCAAGATACGGACAAAGCAGCCGAAGATTTACTGAGCGAAGCTGATGAGTTTATTGACCCGACTAAAGGACAGCCTACAAAAGATAAACAGAAAAGCATTAGCAAAAAGCGCTTAAAAGCCAAAGAAAGTCTTACACGTCGAAAGGAATCCCTTGAGAAACAACTTGAGCTTAAACGAAAAAGAGCAGCAGAGTTATCAGGAAAAGACCCGGACGAAATAAAAGGAGAAGCAAAAGCCCCTGAGATTGAGGAAGATGGGGATGCCTTTAAGTTAAAGGCCGAGATACGATCATTGGAAGAGAAAATAAGTTATCACGATCAAGCCTACAGAGACGAGCAAGACATCATAACATTACGCGAAGAGGAATACTATGTGGATACTCTTAGTCCCAATGAATACAAAGCTAGAGTCACAGCTAAAGAGGCGGCTAAGAATCGCGCTGCCAAAGCTAAAGGAACCTCATCAACAACCGTCAAAAACCTTAAGAAGATTGTTAAATCCAAGGCCGACCGAAAGATAAAAATTGCCAAAGCAAAGGAGACCTTAGATTCCTTAAGAGCCGATCTATTACAGAAAGGCAAAACAACCAAAGGACAATTAGATCCCTCTACCTTTAAAGTTGACCCGGAGATGGATGACATCCTTGCTCGCATTGATTCAGCCAAAAAGATGATCCGAGAAGAGAACGACATCCAAAAGGTTATTGAAGATGTGCAAGCTCTTTCAAAATTAACAGATCAACAATTCACCGATCTAAGCAACGCACAAGCAGCGAGAAGAAAAGTCCTCAATACCACTCCTACCACGCGTCTTCAAGAACTACGGAGACAAAGAAGTGAATATGTTAACCGACGCAAAGACGCGATTAACGGAGCCGGTCGAGGATTCACTACAAAGAAAGCTTTTGATAACTGGTTAAAGACTCGTCCGGGGGACATGGAGAAAGGGTTTGATACCTTTATGAAGCGGATGATGTATGCTGCTGACGGAGAAAGCCCGTTAGATGCTTTTGTTAAAATTAACGAGATGTCTCAGATGAGTGGGTTTGATAAGTTCACTAACTTTGGTGTTCGTTTATTTCAGCGTAACCTTCTGTCTGGACCAGCAACTACCACACTAAACGTGTCTATGCCTCTTGCGGTTCGCTTATTAACAAAAATGGAACGCATTGTCGGTGCTGGCGTTGGCGCTATTAAGGGTGATGAAGCCCAACAACAAGTCTTTAAAGAAGCTTTGAAATTCCACCAACAAGCTGAAGACTTTAAAATGGTAATCAAAGCTGGAGCTAAAGGCACTAGAACCAAGTCCGATGTGGTCACAGGCGCTAACTCCCCGTTCACAGACGCTTCAAGTAAACCAAACATCGACGCATTTGACCCTGAGCTTTACGGGGTGAATAAGGACAGCACCTTTGGTAAAGCAATGGGATGGGTTAACACTTGGTTTAACCTTCCGTTTGCATTGAACGCGGGTGGTGATTCCATGAACAAAGCAGCCGCCGGATTATCTAATCTTCGCGAACGCCTGACCAACCACGTCCACACTGATAAGAACTGGGTCAACAAACCAATCGAGGCTAAGGACGCGTGGGTCAAACAGACTATGGATAAAGCGTTTCTTGAGGACGGCGCAATGTATAGCGAAAGCCGGATTCACTCTGTCCTTGCTAAACAGGCGCGTGAGAATGTCCTTAAAAGCGAACAAGCTGGACAAGTGATTGACAACCCAATGCTCATCCCAAATGAGCTTCGCAAGTTAACACTAGAGAATAGAGACAGCTTTATACGCGACCAAGATGCTCTTAAGTTAATTGAAGAAACCAGACAATTCACAAGAGAAGTAACCTTCACTGATCCTAATCAAGGTGAGTTTGTTAGTCTAGTAAACAGAGCTAGGGAGAAATTTCCTCCATTAACACTAATCCTTCCGTTTGTTAATACCCCCGCACAGATCCTTTCGTTTGGGTTAAAGAGAACTCCATTTGGATACGGGTATGAAAAAATCGCACCGTTACTTTCTAAGAAAGCAGCAGAACGTCGTGCTGGAATGGCAGCAATGAGTCCAATGCAAAAGGCTGAGTATCAAGGAAGAATGGCAACCGCTACAGCGGGAAGTGCTGCTCTTCTTTACTATGCCTACTTAAACAAAGATAAGATTACTGGAAGTGGACCACGTAACCCGGACGAGATAAAAGCACTCAGAGCTACTGGATGGCAGCCTAACTCATTTGTTATTGGTGATGAAGACAATCCAACCTACGTGAGCTACCAACGTCTTGACCCGTTTGCCACCATGATTGGAATTGCAGCCGACATCGCAGACCACATGACAATGAACCCGAAGCTTGAGCCTGGAAGTTCAGAATCACTTATGGCTTTAAGTTTCTCGATGGCTGAAAACATAACTGATAAATCATTCCTTCGTGGACTAAATAACGTCTTAAACGCTGTCCAGCAGCCTGAGATCTATGGTCCTAAGATTGGACGGGACATTGTTAGCGGCATGGCTGTGCCTATGTCTGTTAACCAGTTTAAAGATCTCGGAGAAAGTGAAGTTATGATTAGGGAGTCACGGAGTGTAGTAGACGCTGTTCTTCGCAAGCTTCCTATTGCCGCTGAAAAAATACCACCCAAACGGACATTCCTAGGGGAAGCGATTTACAAGCAGAACCCTGTGGGATTATTAGGTGTTATGAACCCGGTCTACGTCTCTAGTAAAAAGAACGACAGTGTAGATAAGACAATCCAAGAGTTAGTATACGGATTCTCCATGCCTTCAACAAACTTCATTGGAAACCGCGAGACTGATATGAGGGAATTCTATAACGCTGCCGGGGATCAGGCTTACGACCGTTTCTTGGAACTAACCGGAACAACTAAAATTAAAGGCAGAACATTAAGAGAATCCCTAAAAGGGTTAGTTAATTCGCGTAAATTTAAAGCATTTACAAAATCCGTAAACGATGCCGGTGGTCAATCACAGCTTATTGATAAAGACCCCAGAGTTACAGAAATGAACAAAGTGCTTTCAGCTTACAGACGTAAAGCAAAGCGCGAAATGAGCTTAGAGTTTCCTGAGCTAATTCAAGCCGTTAAAGACATTAATACTAAGAAAAAGCAGCTTAATAAAGCAGCCGCTGAAGAACTTAACAACCCTATCCCAACCTTATAAAACACCATGCCTGACACAAGTGGACTATCATTCTACCAGACCGACGACCCAACAAGTAAATCAATTACCTACGGTTTTGACGTATTAAGCGCCGATGACATTACTGTTATTGCTATCGCTTCAAACGGAGCCAAAACCTTCTTAACAGTAGAAAGCGGGGATGGCTACGGATACACGGTTAACCTTGATACCAAGACGGTAACATATACAGGGGCATCATGGACTAGTCATCCACAGATATACCCATCAAGCGACATAAGAGTCTATCGGACAACATCAGTGATACCCTCGATTGACTTCACGGCGGGTGCTGTGTTAAGCGAAAGCGATCTCGATACCGCCTATAAGCAAGGTCTATTTGCCGCACAGGAGATGACCGAGGATGCAGCCGACACGAACGCTGGTCTTCAAAGTGTAACATCAGGTGTTATTGCAGCCGGTGCTGTGACCGCTCCTAAGATTGCCACCAACTCAATCTCAGAAGACCGCATAATTAATAGCGCAGTCACTAACGCAAAGATTGCAGACAACGCTGTTAACGCCGCTAAGATTCAGAATGGAACAGTGGGATCAGATGAACTAGCAACTGGATGTGTTATAGAAAGCAAAATAGGCAACCTAGCTGTGACGGAGACTAAAATAGGAGATGAAGCGGTAACACAAAACAAGGTGACCAAAGCGACTAAAGCTAACATGGAAGCCCAGAGTGGGAGCTACGGTGTAGTAACACCTGACGTTCTTAAACACAGTCCGTTCTCTCCAAAGTGCTATGGGACAGTCGCTTATAGCTCAGGGTCCGCAACCTTAGCTGCCGGTTCGTATAATGTTGCGTCAGCGTCAGCATCCGGGGATCAAAGAACAATTACGTTCACAGCCGGTATGCACGATAATAATTATGTAGTGTTTGCTAACATGTCGACTAGTGGAGCTATGGGTGCTGATCACTCTGTAACAGTTATGGCTAAAACAACCGCCGGGTTTACGATAGAATCGCAAGCTAACGTAGCATCGACTACTAGTATTAACTTCATCGTCTTCGGAAGCACCCTTAGTGCATAACAATTATTATGAACTCCTCAGTCAATACACCCTTAGTAGGTATCACCGGATTGATTGCAAATATAACACTCGAACAAGTTAACACCACTGTGGCTATTGCGGTAGGACTCTCCACGTTGATCTATATGTTAATAAAGATACGACACCTCTTAAAACAGAAACAGAAGTAATAATGAGCGACGAAAAACGAAGCATCAAGATGGAGGGTCTACAAGACCTTCTCATCGACACATTCATCGACCAAATCAAAAGTGGTGAAGCACCTCCTGCCTTGTTAAACGCTGCTCGTCAGTTACTTAAGGACAATAACATCACAGCCAGCATCACTAAGGACTCACCCTTGGAGGCACTTGTAAATTTACTTCCCTTCGAAGATCCGACTGATAAAGTTGTCAATGAATGAGTGACATCCCACCACAGCTTAAGGACTTCCGTAACTTCCTTTGGATGACATGGAACCACCTTACGCTACCCGCACCTACCCCTATCCAATACGAGATAGCCGAGTGGATGCAAAACGGTCCACGACGAGGTGTTATCCAAGGGTTCCGAGGTGTCGGTAAGTCATGGATCTGTTCAGCCTTTGTCGTCCACCAGCTCCTCCTAGATCCACAAAAGAACATCCTTGTTGTCTCGGCATCCAAGAACCGCGCTGATGACTTCTCCACGTTCACCCTTAGGTTGATCCACGAGATGCCCGTCTTGGCTCACCTGATGCCTGGGGATAAACAACGCTTCTCTAAGATCTCCTTTGATGTCGGACCAGCCCAAGCATCCCACGCTCCCTCGGTCAAGTCCCTTGGTATAACATCCCAGCTTACCGGCTCCCGTGCTGACATCATTGTTGCTGATGACGTAGAAGTCCCTAACAACTCAGCCACCCAATCAATGCGTGACAAGCTCTCAGAGCAAGTCAAGGAGTTCGAAGCCATCCTTAAGCCTGAGGACAACAGCCGCATCCTTTTCCTTGGGACACCCCAATGTGAGGACAGTATCTATAACAAGATGCTTGAGCGTGACTACGAGATGCGCGTGTGGCCAGCAAAGAAGGTAACATCCGATAAGTCCGAAAAGATCTACAAGGGTAACATAGCTGACTCCTGTATCGACAACGATAACGTCGGAGACCCTACCGAACCCACACGCTTTGGCGACATTGACCTAGCCGAACGTGAAGCATCCTATGGTAAGTCAGGGTTCGCTATGCAGTTTATGCTGGACCCTAAGCTGTCTGACTTAGACCGCTATCCGTTAAAGATCAATGATCTTATTGTTATGGATCTTGATAACGAGACGGCACCCGAAAAGCTTGTGTGGGCGCAAGTCCCGGAGAACGCTTGGGACAGCACTGTGCCGAACGTCGGGTTCACCGGGGACCGCTTTTTCCGTCCTATGAAGATTGTCGGGGACCACGTGCCTTACACCGGAAGTGTCCTTGCTGTTGACCCATCAGGCCGTGGTAAAGACGAGACCTCTTGGGCTGTCGTCAAGATGCTTAACGGTTACCTGTATGTTACCGATGCCGGTGGTATGCAAGGAGGTTACGACGAAAAGGTTCTTAAGGTCTTAACAATGAAAGCCAAGATGAACAAGGTTAATGTTATTGTGGTGGAAAGTAACTTCGGTGACGGCATGTTTGTGGAGATCATTAAGCCCTATCTCACCAAGATCTACCCTTGCACCATTGAGGAGATCCGACATAACATCCAAAAGGAACGACGAATCGTAGACACCCTGGAACCAGTCCTTAACCAACATCGACTTGTTATCGACCCTAAGGTCATCAAGAACGACTACGACTCCGCCCAAAAGTATCCTATCGAGACACAGCTTAAGTATCAGCTAATGTTCCAGCTATCTCGCCTTACACGAGAAAAAGGGGCGTTAACACACGATGATAGACTCGATGCCCTTTCGATGGGTGTCTCCTACTGGACACAACAGATGGCCCAAGATGCCGACACAAAGATCGGAGAACGCAAAGAGGAGGCCATCCTACAACAACTCAGAGACTTTAAGGACACCTATTACAAATCTCACAACAAAAGCGCACATACATCATGGATATAAAGACTGTTAACGACATTATAGCAATGCTTGAGGAATACCGCGATAGTGGCCTTAGGATGGATTCTGAGCGGGTTTTAGATGGACCGGTAGGTGAGCCTAGGAAACAACGCCTTGTGCTGGCTGTGGGGCATTCTAGGGCCAACGACAAGGGAGCTGTAGGATGGGACGGAAACCTCACCGAGTGGGCCTACAATCGAACCCTTGCCCACTTTATCAATCTTTACCTAGACGAGTCTATTGATGTTACCATTATCGACAAATACCAAGGGGACTCCTACACCGAAGCTATGGCTAACCTTAAGCGCAGCGTTGATCCCCTTGGGGCTGACCTTGTGGTCGAACTACACTTCAACGCCTACAAGTCCCAAGAGGCCAACGGATACGAAGCCCTTTACTGGCACTCCTCCAAACACGGCAAACAAGCCGCCGACGCCTTTATCGACGCAATGGAGTCCGCTTTCCCCAACAACCTCAACCGTGGACCCAAAGCCATCAAGGATAACTCCGAAAGAGGCGCACGGTTCCTCAGGATGCTTAAAGCACCTTGTGTTATCCTTGAACCATTCTTCGGAACTAACAAAAAGGAATGGACCATGTTCCAAGAATCATACGGAAAACAACAACTTGGAAAAGCAATAGCCACATCTATTAACAAGTGTTTTTCAGATTGGGGTAAGTAGTTGAATAACAATCCCTTACAAATGATACCCATAGTAGGGAGGAAGGGAATAAGCCTATCTTAGGAGGCCCCGAAGGTGGATGATCTAAGAATTATTAATAACATCATCAATAACACTATCTTAGAATTATCCCGAAGGTGAGTGATCTAAGGATTACCAACAATAACAATATCTTAGGGGGATCTTATGAGATCTTAGAATAAGGGGACTTAAGGAGACCTAAGAATAGCTCTAAGAGTAGTTGTTAATGATTACCTATAACTAACCAACCCATCAGTGTTTAATGCAACATAACTCCAACATCCATCACCAAGAGATACCTGAGGTCTCCCTAGACAACCTAGAGCATGCCTTAGCTTGCCTAAAGGAACACTTCGATGATGTTGTTGTTGCTGTTCATCACAAAGACACCAGGAACATTAAGGTAACATCATCTAATCCTTATGCTGGCTTAGGGATGCTACCGACCATCCAAACGAAGCTTAGGGGTGCCATAGAACACGCCGAGATGACACAGCTTATCCATGAGGAATCCTATGAGATCGAGGAGGATGATAGGCTGTAGGTTTTTGTTATAAAAATGTGAAGGGGTAACGTTATATTGGCGAATCAATTTTACCCCCAAGGCCCCCCGAAAACGTCAAATCGACAGCTCTTTTCCTATAAATAAGCAAGGGGGGTGTCTTTATGGTGGCTAGTGGCTTCATTATGAAACAATCGTAGAGACTTATAGAATGTCTTTTACATCGCTTTGATGATGTTATTACTATAGGCGAAGCCACAATCGGAATTGTATAACCCACAGCCTGGTTTTCATTAGTGCTTGTTTTTGTGTTGTCACCCCTTTGAAATCTATCGGTAGTTACATTGTAAACACAACCTAAAGCAACCTAGTGCCTACCTATGATCTACCTAGTGCCTACCTACTGCCTACCTATGATCTACCTATTGCCTACCTACTGCCTACCTATGATCTACCTATTGCCTACCGAGGTGCTTGCACTTTTATGGGAAACTGTAAGCACCTCTAAAAAACATTAAAGTTTTTGATTGTTTTTCATAATCACCTCTGTATCTTGTCTCTGTATGACAAAAACAACTGACAAAACACCAAGCCAAGACGCAGCCTCAACCTACCTCAATGCTTGCTTAAAACGTAAGCGCCAAGCGGAAAACAAGAGCCTGGAAAGAGCGGAAGCTTTATTTATCCTTACGACCACCGCGTGGTTCATTGCGTTCTTCGCTAGCATGTTCCTAGGTTTCCACGTTCTTTGCCTTTATCTCGCGTGTTGCATGGGATTTGTTCTCCTTGGTGTTATCTGCTCGGGATTGCTTGGATTAGCAAAAGAAACAATCGCAACACCCTTAAAAACTCTTTTCTCTTAAGCCAATGACCTTCCTAGAAAACACCACCGGCCCGCTCTTTCTAATCCTTCTTTTGTGCGTGTTGCTAGTCATCGCCTATGCTTGCATCGTTATTAACTACGCGCGAAGCAAAGCAAGATATGAACGCATGAGAGACCAAGCCGAACGCAAAAGATCACGCGAAGACTTTCGCCTTTAGTAACACCAAAGAAAAAACAACATTATGAAAAAAGCAACTGTAACTATAAATGCAAGGACAAGAGAAGGAAAGACAGCACTCTTCACCGCGAAGGGGTATCAGTGGGAGTGGGAGGGTTTTGAGTTTGTTATCCATCGCCCTTTATCGGGGAATGAATTGACTTCAAAACGATGGACTATGACTTGTGCTATCACTGGCAAGAGGGTGTCACGCGGAAGCTTTGCGACTCGAAAGGACCTTATCGAAATGACTCTTCCACGCTTGGACGGATTCGGAGTGGAAGCATTCAAAAAACTGGTAGTAGCTAACACGTCGGACGCTGTGCGTTAATTCCTAAAGCTCCTCGGTTATGCCGGGGGGTTTTATGGAGTTAATGACTCCGTTATGATTATGAAAAAACAACTAAAGACCAAAAAGCAAAGGGCATTTGATAAAGCCCAAGTGACCAAGCTAGCAAAGGAACAGGCCGTGCCCGCTCTTACCGTATTGCACAACATCCACGAAAGCCTGCGGGATTGTGATGGTGACTGGCGATACATTAACCTAGGAACACTCATGGAGCTTCTATCGTATCCGAAAGGACGCTTGCACCTTGCCTTGGATGAAATGAAAAAAGACTATGTTATTAGTGAAGGCTACGAGTACGGCGCAACGAATGTTGAATACTACCAGAAGGAGGAAACGAAATGACCACCTCACAAAATCGAGACATCATTGATCACATGCTTTCAACTCTTGAGACAATGACAGAATGCGATCACGCTTCCGACTTGCATCATTATCTTTGCAATGAAGATTACTTTATCGTTGGCACCTTTCGCGCTCGCCAGTGGATCGGGGATGAAGCCTTTTCGATTATTGAAAAGATCAAAGAATATGAAGAGTCCAATTTCGGAGAGGTCACCACTGATTTCTCCGAGCCTGAAAAGGTAGCCAACATGTATTGTTACATGAAAGGGGAGGAAATCCTCCAACACGCAAACACCTTGCAAGGCAAATGGGATGGAGCTTTAAACCGCCAAGATCTTCAAGCTATCGGTGAGGAGATTGACGCAATACCCGCTCACACGTTAGCGTAATGAACAAGACCGAAGAAATCCTCTGGCTATTCTTCTCTCTCCTTTCTGCATATCTAGCGTGGGAGTTATTCCGGGGAGGTAACTAGCACCAGCACACCGCAACACCGCCACAAGAGCACCTTGGATCGTCCTTGGTGCTCTTTTTTGTTACCATCGCCACCCTAAAACCTGGAAATCCTATCGTTGGGGCAAAAAACATCTTTACATGATGAAAGTTTTCGTCTAATCGTTGGACATGGCAAACATACAAGACCTATTTGAAGTTACCTTTATCAATCGTTGGGCCGGTAAGGCTCGGGAGGAGGTAGAAAGTCGGAACATTAAATTCTGGCTTAAGATGTTACCCAAGACCACAAGGGGGTTATCGTTGGGCGTAATCGACAAGGTGATCCTTAGCGAGGTCAAGAAGGGTAACAAACCTTCCACCATCAACAGCAAGCTACAGACCTTGAAGACCACCCTGGATTTCACACGGGAGCGAGGGATGCATGACGTTGGGTTCAAAGTTCCACGCCTAAAGCAACCCAGTGACGCCCGGAT